CTGCATCATATTTGTGCAGCAGATTGGAAGAAGTTTTAATATCATTGATACCTATTCAAATAACAACGAGGGCTTGGATCACTATGCCCAGGTCATTCGGGAGAGAGATTATTTTTATAGGAATTTTATTTTTCCTCACGATATTGAAACGAGAGAAATGAGTACAGGAAAATCAAGAAAAGAATATGCATATAGTTTGGGGCTTAAACCGCTTAAAGTGTGTCCAAAGTTACCGAAAGAAGATCAGATCCATGCTGCCCAATTATTTTTGAGTAAGTGTTTTTTTGATTTAGAGAATTCCAAGCCGCTGTTAGATTCGCTTAAATGGTATCATCGAAAATATTTAGATAAACAAAGAACCTATTCAAAGCCTGTCCACGATTGGAGTTCTCATTTTTGCGACAGTTTTATGAACGCAGCTGTGGCAACATCAGAATTAGATTTAAACGATTCAATGCCAAAACAATTTGCGGCAGATAATAACTATAACCCTTTAGGAGCTTAACATGGGATTTTTAAAACCAAGAGTACCAACCCCCCCGCCACCGCCACCAGCACCGCCTGTACCGAGCCAAATGCCCACCTATCATCAAAATGTAGTAGCATCACAGGCTATACAAAAAAGCAAAGAAAATAAAATAGCAACAGTATTAACAGGATCAAGTGGATTGATGGATGATCCTAATATTGTTTATAAAAAGAAATTAGGGGCTTAAATGGGAGCTAGTACAGCAACAACATCTAATACTGCTGGTAGTAATGATAATAAACAAAGCCACACGAAAAGACAAAGTAATTTACAAAAAAATATTGATAAATTGGTTTTAAAAGGTGCAACCGATGAAGCTATTGCTGGGTTAAAAGCTAAAAAAGAAAAAGAAGCAAAACAATTTTATTATAATACACAAGGCACACAAGATATTGCTAATGAAGTAAAGAATAGATTAGGTTTAACAACTTTACCCAATACACCACCGCCTGGGCAAAAATGGAGTGGTTTTGATTCTCCTACTTCACAAGTTGCTTTAAGTTTACAAGGCAAAGATAGATGGATGTACGGACAGGAAGCAAGTAAATTTACAAATGAAGCATTAGAAAAAAGAGGTCTTGCCAAAGTAAGTAGTTATTTTCAGCAAGTAGGCGGAGAAACAATAAGAATTTCAAAAGAACAATACGCATCCTTGGAAAAAAAAGGAGCAAAAGGATTACATAAAAGTTACAATATAAAACCAGGAGCTAGAAATATTAAATATGGAAATAAAAATCAAGCGATGGGTAGTGGCGATTCCAGCGGTGTGTTGACTTCAATACCTATTTCCCATAAAATGCTACAATCACAAAACAAGTTAAAAGGTTTAGCGGTAGGTGCATTATCTTTAGCTGTTCCTGGAATTGGTGGAACAGTAATGCGATTAGATGCGGCAAAAAGTTTGAAAGATGCAGCAACTCCAGGCAAAGCCTATAAAGAATATACTGAACAATTTGATGCAAAAATGAACAAAAGAAAACCACCAAAAAAATCAACTTTATTATCTGATATTGTTGAGGGTGGTAAAAGCCTTAAACTTTCACTAGGGGGAGAATAATGCCTGTTATAGAATTACACAATAGATATAAAAAGTTAGTTGATCTTCGCACCAATTGGGAATCACATTGGCAAGAGATCGCTGATTATGTTCTGCCTAGACGAGCAGATGTAGTGAAACAAAGATCCAGGGGCGATAAGCGAACCGAACAAATTTATGATGGTACAGCTTTACACGCATTAAATTTACTTTCTTCTTCCCTACATGGTATGTTGACCAATGCAGCTTCCCCTTGGTTTTCATTACGATTTAAACAAGAAGCCTTGGCTACTGATGAAAATATGGAATGGCTGGAATCAGCTAACCAGGCAATGTATGTTGCCTTTGATCGTTCCAACTTTCAACAAGAAGTACATGAATTATATTTAGATCTATGTTCTTTTGGTACAGCTTGTATGTATATCGAGGGCGATGTAAATGATCTGTTACGATTTACAACCAGGCATATTAAGGAAATTTACATCCAGGAAAATTCCAAAGGAAGAATTGATACAGTATTCCGCAGCTGCAAGATGGCGGCAAGAAATATTGTTCAAATGTTTGGCGAGGAAAATGTTTCAACAAGAATAAAAAAAGTTTCTGATAAAGATCCTTATATGGAATTAACAATCATTCATGCGGTTATGCCAAACGATGCGGCTAATCCATATAAAGCAGATAACAAAAGTATGCCTTTTATGTCCGCCTATTTTGATCCAGAAGATATGAAGATGATCTCCATGGGTGGTTTTGAGGAGTTTCCTTATTTGATCCCTAGATGGACAAAATCAAGCAATGAGGTTTATGGAAGATCTCCAAGCATGATAGCCCTGGCTGATATTAAGATGATTAATAAAATGTCAGAAACAACTATTAGAGCTGCACAAAAACAAATAGATCCTCCTTTATTAGTTCCCGATGACAGTTTTATTTTACCTATTAAGACAACTCCAGGCGGATTAAATTTTTACCGATCTGGATCAAGAGATAGAATTGAACCATTGAATATCCAGGCTAATACTCCTGTTGGTTTGAGTATGGAAGAACAACGCAGACAAGCAATTAGACAAGCCTATTTTGTTGATCAGATATTAATGGAGCAAAATGTCCAGATGACAGCAACAGAAGTAATGAAACGAAATGAGGAGAAAATGAGATTGTTAGCTCCTGTCCTGGGAAGATTACAGGCGGAGATGCTTCGACCATTAATCTCCAGGTCTTTTGCAATTTTAATGCGACAAGGAGCATTACCACCAGCTCCAGAAGATCTACAAGGTTTGGAGATTGATATTGAATATGTTTCTCCTTTAGCAAAAGCTCAACGAGGTCAAGATGTCCAGGCAATTATACAAGCAATGGAAATCTTAACACCATTAAATCAATTAGCTCCTGTTTTGGATATATTAGATACCGATGCTATGGCAAATCATGTTGCCGATGTATTGGGAGTTCCAGCAAAAGTTTTACGATCCCAGGGAGAAGTGAAACAAATGCGAGATGAAAGACAACAAGCTCAACAAGCTCAACAAGAATTAGACCAGGCACAACAAATGGCGGAAGCTGCTGGATCAGCAACACCCGCATTAAAGGCGGTAACAGGTGGCTAAACCAGAAGATATAATTGCACAACTACAAAAAGATTACAAATTTGTTTTTGCTAGTGATGAGGGAAAACGAGTTTTAGCGGATTTACAAAGACGATGTTTTTTTACATCGAGTACATTTGTACCAGACAATGCAAATGAAACTTTTGTAAGAGAAGGGCAGCGGAGTGTTGTTCTTCATATATTAAATATGTTAAACACAAAGGATAAGTAAATGGAAGAAAATCAGACAACTGCTGTTGAACAAACACAAGAGCAGCCTGGAGCAATCCAAGAACAACCACAAGAAACAAATTGGATGTCATCTTTACCAGAAGATTTACAATCTAATGAATCATTAAAAAAATTCAGTTCAATTGAATCATTGGCAAAAAGTTATGTTAACGCACAAGGAATAATAGGAGCTGATAAAATTGTTAAGCCAACAAATAATTTTACCGAAGAAGATTGGAGTAATTTTCATTCAGCGGGTGGTAGACCAGATGAAGCAAAAGGGTATGAATTAAATTATGAAACGGAAACACCAGAAGTATTAGATAACTTCAAAGCATCAGCTCATGGTTTAGGATTATCAACCACACAAGCCCAGGGCATTTTAGATTATTATAATCAGATGCAATCAACCGCCATTGAATCAATGACAAGAGATTCTGAACAGCAAAAACATCAATCTGAATTGGAATTGCGAAAAGAATTAGGACAACAATTTGAGCCTAGTATTATGAAAGCAAGACAAGCAGCACAAACTTTTGCGAGTGAAGAAATATTAAAATTACAATTACAAGATGGATCTGCATTAAAAGATCATCCAGGAGTTGTAAAAATGTTTATGGGTATTGCAGATAAGATGGGCGAAGATGTTATCCGAGCAGAAGGCGATGGCAGTTTCTTATCTCCTACAGAAATAGATAAACAAATATCAGAATTAACACAACCAAATACAGCATATTGGAGTAAAACACATCCAGATCATGATAAAGTTGTGCAACAGGTTTTAGAGCTTCGGGAAAAGAAACCACAAACCGATCCTCAAATTAAGTTTCAATCAGCAATGATTGGATAGATCATAACCGCAAGGCGATCAAGACAACTGGGAAAGACTAGAAATCCAAAAGATTTAAAATCCAGGAATGCCCCATGATGGATAAGCAGACCGATTAATAAATAACTATAAAGGAAAAATGTTATGTCAGTAAATGTAACAACTTCTTTTGTGGAGCAATATTCAGCTAATGTTCAGATGCTTTCCCAGCAAATGGGATCAGTATTACGAGGAGCAGTAGATGTTGAATCAATTAAGGGGAAAAATGCTTTCTTCGAACAAATTGGTTCAGTAACTGCCCAAGTACGAACATCAAGACATGGAGCAACTCCACAAATTGATACCCCACACAGCAGACGCAGATTAAATACTGCGACTTACGAGTGGGCTGACTTGATTGATGATGCGGACAAAATCCGTATGTTGATCGATCCAACTTCTTCTTATGCTAAAGCAGCAGCTGCGGCAATGGGGAGAGCTATGGATGATGTAATAATTGCAGCAGCCCTAGGCACATCTTATACGGGTGTATCTGGGGGAACTTCTACCGCCTTACCATCTTCACAAAAAATTGTTCATGGTAGTGCTGGTTTGACAGTTGCTAAATTATTATCCGCCAAAAAAATCCTAGATGAAAACGATGTAGATCCGTCTATTAAAAGATACTGTGTCGTTTCTCCAGAACAAGTGGAAGATCTGTTGAATACTACTGAAGTTAAATCTTCAGATTATAATACAGTTAAAGCTCTTGCCCAAGGAGATCTGAATTCATTTTTAGGATTCACTTTTTTAACATCTAACAGACTTACAGAAGATGCAACTCCAGACCGACAGGTTATTGCTTTTGCAGCTGATGGTATCAAGTTAGGTATAGGAAAAGATATAACCGCAAAAATAAGCGAAAGAGATGATAAATCTTATTCTACGCAAGTTTACTACTCAATGGATTTGGGTGCTACTCGTATGGAAGAAGAAAAAGTTGTTGAAATCGCTTGTGAAGAATAGGAGATAAACAGATATGGCTAGTGTAAAAAGTGTAAACATTACTAATCTTGATGCATCTCCTAGTGTGATGATTGATTCAAATAATAATTCAAGCCCCATTATGGTGTGGCATGATACTTATGAAGCATCATCTCTTGCGAGTGGATCAGATATAACTATTGCAAGAATTCCAGCGGGAGCAACTATTCACGATGTTATCGTGAAAGCAGATGCTCTTGGAGGATCTTCAACTTTAACTGTTGGAGATAGTGGCGATGCAGATCGCTACCTTGCAGCTGTAGGAACTTGGAACGCAGCTGGTCAATGCCAATCAATGTTGGCTGGATCAACTGCCCCTAATACCGCTGTAGCGGGATTGGGTTACAAAGTTTCTGCAAGTACCGATCTAATAATTACTACTGGTGGTGCTACCATTAGTGGTACGATTTATTTATGGGTATATTACTCAATCTAAATAATGAGGGGGCTTTTTTAGCCCCCTTTTTTTCTTAATCAAAATTAACAGGTTTAAAATAAAATGGCATCAACAGTAGAAATGTGCAACTCGGCTTTAAATATGTTGGGTGCATCCAACATTATATCTCTTACAGAAGATAGTAAAAATGCAAGGTTACTTAATCAGCGATTTACATCAGTAAGGGATGCAGTATTCCGATCACATAATTGGAATTGTTTAATTAAAAGAGTTCAGTTAGCAGCTGATACAGACACACCCGCTTTTCAATTTACTTATCAATATACATTACCATCAGATTGTTTGAGAGTAATTAGAACAAAATACTCAAATGAAGTTGATAGTGATATTCATAAAATTGAGGGAAGAAAATTATTAACAGATGAATCAGAAATTTATATTGTTTATTTAGCAAGAATAACTGATGTCAATGAATATGATTCTTTATTGCAAGAAGCGATAGCAGCAAGACTAGCTAGTGAATTAGCTTATGCAATTACCCAATCAACATCTGTTGTCCAGGTTATGCAATCTGCTTATGCAGATAAAATAAGAGAAGCGAGATTCTTGGATGCTACCGAGGGTACTGCGGACAAAATCGAAGCAAACGAATTTATAACAGCAAGGTTTTAATTAATGGCAAGAGCATCTTTTGCAATTTCTAATTTTACAGCGGGAGAATTATCTCCGCAATTAGATGGCAGAACAGATTTAGGTAAATATTTTAATGGAGCAAA